AAGATACCTTGTAGTTGATGATGATGTTACTTTGATGAGAAGAAATGCAAAGTATTTTGGTAAAGAATCAAATATGGATCGTTCTAAAAGACAATTAAATGAAAATGATTGGAATGAACTATTAGATATATTAGATAAATGTCATAAAGAAAATAATATACTATGCGGTTTTAAATCAGCAGCACTTCCACCAGGAGGAGATGCTATAATTAATAACGGAGGTATTTTTGCAATTTTTTCAATAGACGGAAAACTATTATCTAAAGTAATAAATGATATAGACTTTAACTATGTTTCAGTACAAGAGGATGTCAATTTTAATTTACATTTATTAACTAATGGTTATTCAAATAAAATTATGAATGAATTTTGTTATCATCAAATTGGATACGCTGAGGGTGGTTGTTCAACATTTAGAACATCTACTATGGAAGAAGAAACATCAAAAAAATTAAATTCAAAATATCCTAATTATTTTCTTATAGATTATAGTAAAGGAAACAGTAATAGTAAAGCACTAGCTTCTTTTAGAACTAGAGTTTTATATAATAAAGCATATAAAGACTATATAAAAGGTGAATCTTTAGGTAGATTAGATCAATGACATACGAATTAAAAGATTATTTAAAATCAATCAATGAGTCTAAAGAAGACTTGATGAACACCAATGATGAAGCGTGGGCAAAGAAATATCCTGCGTATATCGTTAATCGTTGTTTATCTATGTTTTGGGATACATTACCTCAAGCAAACGAGATGAATGGTTATCACTTTTTAGACAATAAAGTACAGTTTCAATTTTTAATAAATAGTGTAAGAAAGAAAAAACGATTTGGCGGCAGATGGTTAAAGCAGTCGAAATTGAAAGATTTAGAGTATGTGAAAGAGTATTTTGGTTATGGTAATGAGAAAGCTAGAGAGGCTCTCAACATACTGACAGAAAAACAAATTGAAGATATAAAAGAAGCCTTGAATAAAGGCGGGAGAAAAAAATGAGTGAAGAAATACAATGGTCGCCTGCAAGTATGTTAGAGGTCACAATCAAACAACCAGACGATTTCCTAAAGGTAAGAGAAACTTTAACACGAATAGGTGTTGCTAGTCGTAAAGACAAAACACTATTTCAATCGTGTCATATATTACATAAACAAGGTAAATACTATATCGTACATTTTAAAGAACTTTTTGCTTTAGACGGCAAGAAGGCAACTTTAGTTGAAAATGATATACAAAGAAGAAACACAATCGCTATTTTATTACAAGACTGGAACCTAATTGATATAGTTAAAAAAGAAGACGCAGAAAACAAAGCGCCTTTAAGTCAGATTAAAGTTTTACCATTCAAAGAAAAAAAAGAATGGAACTTATCTGCTAAATATAACATAGGAAAAAAAGTTACAAAAGAAGATAGCGACAATGCAGATACCGAAGTTTAAACAATTTTTTGCTGAACAAGATATAGAACGTAAAGATAAACCTATTACGGTTGCTATCATTACAAAATCTAATCCTAAAGTCAAAGCACAAAAAGCAGGTCAACCTAATAAAAAAGAACTTACTGTTGCTTTAATAGAAAAGGCGTGTAAGAAAAAAGGTTTTGATTGTATTATTATTAATACAAAGTATGCTATCATCACAGGTAAAGACGAAGAAAAAAATACATTAACAGTTTATAATTATGATGGTAAAGATAGTGAACATACTTTTATAGGTAAAGATACTGTTTGTGTTACGAGAGCAGGTGCTGCTGAAGATGAGGCAGGTCTTTCTTTAATATCAGCATTTCAAAACTCATCATCATTTATGGTCAACACAAGATCAGCAATGTTGACTTGTTCAAACAAATTAACATCAGCATTATTATTTGAGAAGTTTAATATACCTACACCAAGAACTGCTTTTATTACTAACGAAAAAAATATAGATGACGCAGTAAAATTAATAGGTAATAAGTTTCCTGTTATTATTAAAACACTTACAGGTACACAAGGTATTGGTGTAATTAAATCTGAAAGTTATGAATCATTAGTATCTACAATACAGGCATTATGGAAGCACGACGCTGAATTATTAATCCAAGAATATATGCCATCTAAATTTGATGTTAGAACTTTTGTCGTAGATAATAAAATATTTGCAAGTACAAAAAGAACTCATAGTGGTTATGACTTTAGATCAAATACACATAGAGGTGCTGAGGCAGCACCATACAAATTAAATGATGAGGAAAGAGAACTTGTATTAAGAGCAAGTAGAGCTTCAAAAGCATATATGGTTGGTGTAGATCACATTATCTTTAATAATAAACCTTACATATTAGAAGTTAACGGAAGTCCAGGTTCAGGTGCTGATTACGAAGGTTATCAGTATAAAGATTATTATTCTGATCCAGAACCAGCAGGTAGAATTAACGGTGAAACTTTGATGTACAACTTTGTAGATTGGGTTTCAAAAAGAAGTCATTGGGACAGACAAGCAATTAATGAATGTGGTTGGTTAGAAACAGTTGACTTAAATGATATAGGATTTGTAAGAGCAAAATTTGATACAGGAAATGGATCACAGGCTTGTGCTTTACACGCTGATGAAATTATAGAAGATGGTAAAGTAGTTAAATGGAAATATGACGGAAAAACTTATTCTAAACCAAGACACGGTACAAGTAAAGTTTATAGAGCAAATGCTGACGGTGAAGAACCATCAGAAATCAGACCAACTGTATTAATGGATATTACATTTAATGGATTTACTTATAAAGATATAGAAGTTGGTTTAGATCAAAGACCAAGATCAGGTTCAGATATATTAGTCAATAGAGATTTAATGCGTCAAATGAATGTTAGTGTCAACCCTAATAGAACTTTCGTATTAAGTAAGAGATTAAAACCAATTGAAAAAGAAGGTAAACAAGATAAAGTTGGTTTTGAAAAGAAATAACATTGACATTTAAGTCAAGTTATGTTATATTAGATAATAAGGAGAAATATTATGTCAGACGTGAAAATAATGAGACTCTCAACAGGAGAGGATATAATCGCAAAGATTATAGATAGATCAGTAGAAACAACTAAACTAAAACAGCCATTTGTGATTATACCACATCAACAAGGTCCAGGCAAACCTGTACAATTGATGATGACTTTGTATAGTCCATATGCTGATAGTGAAGAAGTTGAAATCAAAACAGCAAATATAGTTTCAACTGTAAATCCAAAAAGAGAAATACTTGCTTCGTATCAACAAAACACAAGTAGAATATTAACACCAAGATCAGATTTAATTACAGAAACGAATATACCAACTTTGAAAAAGTGATAACAGTAAACTTTATACGGACAAATAACGACAAAGTCCAAGTTAAAGTACCTGAAGGTTGGACTGTAATGGAGGCTGCCAAAGAGGCAAACCTTGAGGAGATACCTGCAACTTGTATGGGTTGTTGTGCGTGTGCAACTTGCCACGTGTATGTAAACAATGCCTGGATTGACAAATTAGGCGAAATAGATTATAATACACCTGAACAAGAATTATTAGAATATGAAAATGGATATAAGAAAGGTATTAGTAGATTGGGTTGTCAGATAATGTTAACTAAAGAACTTGACAATATAACCTTTCATTTAAGAGATGACGAACTTTTATAAAAGTGTAATTGAACATCACGGTAAACTTCTTGTAAGAGGTGTACACGAGGGTAAAGAATATAAAGAGAAGATTGATTATAGTCCTACTCTCTTTGCTCTTACACAAGAAGAAACCGAATATAAAACATTAAATAATCAATGTTTAAAACCAATTAAGTTTGGTAGTATTAAAAAAGCAAGAGATTTTAAAAGAAGTTATAATACTGAAAATGCACCTATCTTTGGTATGGATCGTTATCAGTATCAATATATTGCAGATGAGTTTCCAGAAGAAATACAATTTTCTAAAAAACACATTAAAATATTTACACTTGATATAGAGTGTGGTGCAGAAAATGGTTTTCCAGATGTACAAAATCCTATTGAAGAACTATTAGCAATCACAGTTAAAAATCAATCTAACAAACAGATTATTACGTGGGGTACAGGCGAGTTTAAAACTGATAGAACAGATGTAACTTATATAAGATGTAAGTCCGAAAAAGCATTGATTATGGAGTTTATGAAGTTTTGGATGAAGAACTATCCAGATGTAATCACAGGTTGGAATACAAAGTTTTTTGATTTACCTTATCTATGTAATAGAATTAAATTACTTACAGATGAAAAGGTTGTAAGAAGATTATCGCCTTGGAATTTAGTAGGTACGGAAGAAATAGTTGTAAGAGGTAGATCACAATTGCATTATGATTTATATGGTATTGCAATGTTAGATTACCTTGATCTATATAAAAAGTTTATTCCTGTTAGACAAGAAAGTTATAAGTTAGATCATA